ACAAAATCAAGTCTTTCTTGTGGAGTATAATCTTTAGCATCCCACGCATCCTCCTCAGTGAAAATAGTGTCAATACAATCAGCGACAACTCTAAATGTTTTATCAACCACTGTATCTGCCTCATCATCCGTGTTAAAGTTGTTTTTAATAAACTGATGAAGTGACGGATACTTCATGCGAAGTGTCATCTTATCATCTAATACGATATCTGGACTGTGACCTTTTTGTTTTTGAACTTTGATTTCATCCACATATATTGTCACTGGAACTTTTGTTTCATTATCATCAGGACAAGTCACGGTAAGTTTAATGTCCTCTCCAATTGACTTAGATCGAATATTCAAAAATAGATATTCAATATCAAATGTAGGCAGATTATCAACATCAACTCCTTTTGTCAAAATGCATTTCTTCAAAACATCTGTCACAGCGTTTGTGATTTCATTTTCACTTTTTGACTCAAGAGCGATGATTAATATTTTTTCTTCTTTAACAAGAAAGGGTCTATACTTGACTCTTTTGCTTGATGATGGCAACTTCAACTCATAAGTTGGAGTTTCAATGGTTGGTAAGGGCATAATATTTTATTCAGTATTTTATATAGGATGTTTACAAGAGTCCTCCTAAATTGTACCATCCTAATCCAGATTTATTCATTTTTTCTTGAGCACTTAAAGCATCATACTCTTCTTTTTGTTTCTGATCATAACTTTTTTGTATGTCAATAGCCTCTTTAGTAGAATTTTTATTTACAACGTCATCAACTGAATTAAGAACAGCACGTTTTTGATCTGCACGTTTTGTGTAAGATGTAAAAAATCTATCATAGGCAAACTGTATAGTACATCTTAACACATTTGAGTCACCATAGGCAACTCTCATCGATGTCATATTAGATGGCCACACATTTTTAAATTTAAATTGTGAAATATGTGATCTGTAAGAAGATCCTCTTGAGTGTTTAATAAATGTATCTCTCTCAAATTTTGTGATACTAATATCTTCCTTATAATCTTCTGGATAGTTAAATCTTGAGTACGCTTGTGATTCCTCCAAATCTGTAAAAATTGGATTGATATATGACATCCAACTTTCCAACACCTGTATTATAACCTGATCAGCATCACAGTAAAAAACCAAGTTCAATGGAGGAAAATTTCTTAAATTAGGGAATTCCTCTTGAATACCCTGATGATGACCAATAGCAGTTGATGGAACAAAACTCGTGCCTGGGATCTCAGCCTGTGTACATAACAGAGACATTTTTTGTCTAAGACCATTACCTTGAGTTCTATTTTTACTAATTGTTTTTCCTAACCATCTCTCTGTTTTTCCAAAAGAAAAATCAACCTCATAAAAAGTATCAAGAGAGGGTCTTGCAATGGTATCTCTAACGTCTAAAACACTATTTCTATTATTATTCGATCCAAATATTTGATTTCTGTTTGGGAATCCCATGTTCTTAATAAATAAGTTTGAGTTGTTATTACTATATATGAGCTATAAAGGAGTATATAGACCTTCTAATCCTAAAAAATATAAAGGAGACTCTCAAAATATTATTTATAGATCTCTCTGGGAGAGAAAGTTTATGAACTATTGTGATTTGAATGAGAATATACTTGAATGGGCATCAGAAGAATTCTGGATACCCTATAAAGATCCAACTACAAATCGTGTTCGTAGATATTTCCCAGATTTCTTCATTAAATATAAGGATAAAGATAGTAATATTCGCAGATCGGTAATTGAAGTGAAACCAATGAGGGAGACATTGGAACCAAAGATAACAAAAGGCAAATCAAGAAAGACATTGATAAATGAATCAATGACATATGTGAAAAATCAAGCTAAATGGAAAGCAGCAAGAGAATTTTGTGAAGATCGTAAATTAGAGTTCAAAATTATGACTGAAAAAGAACTAGGAATCAGATGAGTATTCTACAGAATATATTAAATAAAGTTGATGGTCAAGTAAGTGAAGATTACTTTCGTAGTCAATTGCTTGAAGAACTTGGATCTACAAACTTTGATGATGACGCTGCAGATACAGCTGGATTTGCACCTGGCCAATTATACTTTTTTACATACTCAGCACAAACTAAACAACCATATTATGACATGTATCCACTTGCATATGTGATTGAATATCAGACAGGTGGTTTTCTAGGATGTAATCTTCATTATGTTCGTTTGACTCAAAGAGACGAATTAGCAATAAGCTTACTAAATAACTCTGCTCAAGGTGCAGTTGCGGTTCCTCCCCGAACTCTACATAAATATCTCTATACTGGCGTGAGAGGAACACCGTATCGTATTCCTAGTAGTGAATGGTCGGATGTGGCACAACTACCGACTGAAAGATTTATTGATATGAGAGGAATTCCAGTTCCAAGAGATCGAGTTTACAACAAAAACTAATGACAAAAAGTAGACCATATACTATTAATGAGGAGAAAGTTAGTTTCAATATTACTAACGATAAATTCATTGGTTTGAGTATTCAAAACTCAACTAATTTATTTGTGCCTGAGAACAATACATCATCTAAATTCAATACTCTTAAAATGACTGATGAGGCGTTAGATTCTTTTAATAAAGCAGTTTATGGATCTAACAAAGAATCATATCAAGAATTAATTGAATATGCAACTGATGAAGAAATGACTCAGCATTATACGAATGAGAAGAAAAAATTTGATAATGCCTCGTTCATGGAAGTAGATCAACCAATTTCAGCAGGACTTGCTTTTGCTAACTATGCAAATTCGCCTACTAGAAAAAATCGTTATGGATCAGGTGACAATAAACTTATGAGATATCCTTTTGATATCGATGTAAATCAAGATCATTTTAAAATTACAAGATATAATTACGTTAGGCCTAACTTAAATATGAGTAAGTCAGCGGGTAGAAGGGTTGGAGAAGGATCGTTTTCTGGCATCACAGGTAGATCTAAAAATTTAACTGCTGGTGGTCAATCTATTGAAACTGTCGCTGGTGACAGTGTTGTTGGAAGTGATATAAGAGGAACTGTTATATTACCCATGCCGAAGGTTACAGATGTAAATGGTGTTGAGTGGGGAAAAAGTGAATTAAACTCATCAGGACTTACAGCACTTAATGTTACAGATTTTCTAACTGGTGGTGGAACTCTTTCTGGAAAAAGTCAAACAGATAAAGAACGTGATGCATCTATAAGGGAAGCGATAGCGAGTAGAAGAGAACCTAACAGCATAAGAGAGGGTGCTGCTGCATTATACACTGGAACAGTTGCTAAATTAGCGGGAACTTTAACAGGATCAGATTTGGATGCTGACACATTCTTAGCAAGACAGGGTGGTAAGGTCTTAAATCCAAATGCAGAGATGTTATTTCAAGGGCCTGTTATTCGCGACTTTGGATTTAGTTTTGTGATGATTGCAAGAAGTGAAGAGGAGGGTGAAGAAATTAGATCAATTATTCGTTTTCTAAAATTAGGTATGGCGCCAAAATTTAGAAGTACGACTTTTTTAACGAATCCAGATGTATTTACCTTAGAGTATAGATCTGGTAATAAAATTTTAGATACTGTAAATAGATTCAGTCCAGGCGGTCTTGCACTTACGACTATGAGAGTTGATTATGCTCCAAATGGTTACTGGTCTGCATATCGTGATTCACAACCAGTTGCAGTAAAAATGGATCTCGACTTTACCGAACTTCGACCAATATATGAAGGAGATCAACTTCAAACTCCATCAAATAGTGTAGGTTACTAATATGACATACTCATCATCAGGAACACCATCAGGATCACCAAATAGTTACTTTAGACAACTTCCAGACCTTGATTATCCGTCACTAAAAAATGATCGAAGTTCTGTCTATGATTATCAGGTTGTTAAAAATCTGTTCAAGAGAGCAGTGATGCGTGATGATATTTTTAATGATATTACAACATTTACAAAATATTCAGTAGAGGGTGATGAAAGACCAGATCAAGTCGCAGATAAATTTTACAATGACTCTGGACTTGATTGGGTAATATTGACTACAAATAATATTGTTCATGTGAGAGATGAATGGCCAATGGGAAATCAAGATTTTCTAACTTATCTCAATACAAAATATACGACAGAGCAATTAACAAACATTCATCATTACGAAACCAAAATGATAAGAGATTCAAATGGTAAATTAATTCAGAAAAAAGGGTTGACGGTTCCAGAAAATCATTCAATCAGTTTCTTAGATAACGGCACTTTAAGAACAGAAAGTCAAATTACATCGTTCACCTTCTTAGATAATGAAACTAAATTAAATGATGATAAAAGAAATATTAATATTTTAAAATCTGAATTTTTAGGTATCTTTTTAGAGAATGTTGCTGATATCATGGAATATAAACCATCAAGACAATTTGTGAGTGATAATCTCAAGAAAACAGAGAATCCACGCATAATTTCACCATAAAAAAAGAGGTCACTTTGAGCGACCTCTGGCGTAAAAAATGGCCCGAAAATTTTTTCGGGGTATTTTCTAATTTTCAGCTAATTTTGCAAAATAGCT